ACGATTTAGTAATATTATTTTCGTGACCCATTATATTAAATCCTTAATTAACAAAGTCTAGTAGGTTTATTTCTTCCTAATTTTGTTTTAACCATTACGGATCCTCCAGATTTCATTTTAGGCGGATTTTTTTTTCTTTCTGCCTTTCCCATTTCATATCCAGCAGCACCTGCGGTAGCTCCAATATTAGTTTTGCTTGTAAGAAAATCTTTCGACTTTTGTTTAAGTGTAGATTTACCTATGTTTTCTCCTAATTTTGATACTTTGTTTTTTACCGCTGATTTAGTTGCGGTTGATCCAAATAATCTTGAAGGTGCAGCAGTAACCCCAACTGCTCCTACTAATTTTTCCATATCATCTTGCATAGGGTTAATAGATATTGTTTTTTCTCTCATCCCTACATCTTTGTATGAATTCTTTGATTTATATCTTTTTTCAGCCATTGTATTTCTCCATGTCAAATATACTTGGTTTTCAACGGTACGTCTATACCGTCAGGGTTAGGCCCCCTTTTTGGAGGAGGCCCAAATCTCTTCCCGCCACTAAGACTTTTTCTTAGATTTTTTCTTTTTGCCTTTTTCGACACCTGTTATCGTTCCTTTGTTTTTAGAAGCATAAAAGACTTGCTCGCCTTTTTTAGAGCCATATTTTTCTTTCATGGCTTTCATGATTTTTTTACCTTTTTTGGTAATCATAGTTTCACCTCTTAACTGAGCTATCTTATCAGTTAACCTAACTGACATTTATTTTTTCTTTTTCTTCTTAACCATTTTAAGGTTCATCATTTTACCAGCTCTAGCTTTGGTCATGCCACCTTTTTTGTAAGCTGCACCCATTCCTTTTTGAGCTATTCCGCCACCTTTTTTCATTGCCTTTTTCATAAGTTCTCCTTATTTTTTCTGTTGGTTTAGTTTCATTAGAGAAACTGCAAGTCTAGCTTTATCTGCTTCCTCTTTGTTCTCTAGTTTTACTTTTTCAAGTTCCATTTTTTCATCGAACCTAAAATCTTCATTTTGTTCTTTCAACGTAGTCTCACTCATCTTACGTTGTTGCTCCATTGCTTTCAAATCTAATTCTCTTTCTTTCAATCTCGTTAATGGATCTTTTCTTGCAGCTAAATAATCCTCTTCCGTCGTTGCAGCTTCTTGAGTTAACTGAGCAGTTACTCTTGCCACAAGCGTTTCAAACTGTAATGCAGCTTCTTGAGGGTTTTGCTGGGCTATCGCCTGCAGTTCTGGGTTTTGTTCGAACTGGGCTTGCGCCATCATTCTAGCTTTCAGACCAATATGTTGTGCAATATGTCTTTGCAGTAAAGAATAGATCACAGGATTAATTTGAATCATTCTAGTTCGCATAAATGCCATGTGTGCTGCAATATGAGCATCGTGATCTTGTCCAACAAAGGCTTGTAGTTGTTTCATATCCATCGCTCTAATGTTTTCTTGCGCAGGATCTAAAGGTTGAACAGGTTTATCTTGGGGTAATAATAATAAATCTACATTTTTCGCTCCCAGGGCTTCATACACTTGTCGATACGCTTCGTACATGTTGTGCATACCAGGATTAGACATAGCAATCTTCAATTGTTCGTTTGCTAGGGTTACTCTTTGCGACATAGAGAAAATATTTGGGTCTGCAACAGGTAAAATATCTACTCGATCGTCAAAATCTGCTTGTTTAATCATTCTTTCACCGCCATAAACATCATAAGGGTACTCAGGAGGTAAATAATCACTAAAAATTCTTGCAAGAAGTTTAAATTCACGTCTCATTGCGTTGTAACAACGCTTTTGAACAGCTGACATCACTCTAGTTCCACGTTCTAACAGTGCAATTGTGGTTCCAACAGGTGCATTTTGGTTTCCATCACCCACTTGCATGCTAGAAATAGCTGCAAATCGGTTTCCAGCTTCTACACAGAAGCCCAAAAGTTGAAATAACGTAGCCGAAGGCTCTTTAAAAGGTAAAATTTGAAACTGATCTCGGATATTTCCGCCAGGAGCGTCGACATCTCTGAACTCACCAGGGGTAAAAGGTTGGTCATCGTCCCTAATACGCATACCTCTGGACTTAAATCCCGCAGGCAAGTTAGATAAAGTACCTGCATCTAGTAATTGACGTAGTGCATTGGTTGCAGCTTTGGTCAAACCACCGATCATATGTACTAAACCGAAGCCATAAAACCCTAAACCTGGTAAAAATTTATATTGAACAAAGTATTCAATTCGTCTTGCAAGCTGATCTTCCTCTTTGTAGTTTCGATACACAGATAAAACCTGTCCTGAAGATTCATCTAACGTTACGATATATGGAACTTTAATTCTTTTTTCTGTTTTATTATCTTCCATTTCAAATTCTTCCAAATCCAAATCCACATGCATTTCAAGAATTTTAAAATATTTATCTCTAGATACGATTTTTTCTACTCCAGAAATCTCATCTATCTTTTTTTCTAAATCCGATTGTGTGTCCGCACTTGGTTGAACTTCAATGTCTCTATAAAATCCTGATAATTGTCTTTTCGTTAATTCGTTCTCTGTTAAGGTTAGTACATGAGTAATTCTTTCTGCTGATAATAAATCAGTTGCCATATAAGGAACGACTAAATCTTCTGCTGGAACAAATTTTGCAACCGCTCTTTCGGTTGTTGCATCATAATAAATTTTTTTAAATGCAGAACCTGCAAGAGGAAGTTGATATAACAATTGATCCATGTCAGTTGTGTACTCTTCCATTTTTTCCATCAACTCAAAATTCATAAATTCTTTAACACGATCTGCTTGATCTTCTCTTGCTTTATCTACAGCACCAACAATTTGTGTTCGCACTGGACCGCCTGCTGGTAATAATTCTTTATAAGCTTGTGCTTGAAACTGCGTGACCGCTTCTGACATCAATGGGTGTGTAACAGTAGATGCTCCTTGAAACGGTCTCGTAGTCGATCTGTAGCTGTCAGTAATGAAATCCAAACCTTTACGATAACCGTCTTCCCATGATTTTCTAGAATTTTTATCTGACTTGTAAAATGAAACTAACTCTAATCCTAACTTTTGTAATACTCTTTCGTCCATGTCCTCTGCGAGGTTTGCATAAAAATTTTCCTCACCAGGTTCTAATTCTTCTTCTGTAACTTCTTGTGCGTTGCCTTCTTGATCTATTTGGACAATAGGTTCTTCTGGAGCTTCTGCCTCTAGCTCAACATTAGCGTCTTGAGATTCTATTTCAATCTCATCATCCGCTTGCGTTGTTAAATTTTCATTATTTTTTTCTACGGCCATTTTTTTTCTTTACACTTCCACCATACTTCATTTTCCCAGATTGTACATAAGGAAAAAGTTTCTCTTGTGGGATAGATACCCCTCCGAGAAACTTTTGATATTCCTCATTTAGATCTTTATTAGCAGCTTTCGATGCTATTACAATCGCTTTGTTTATAGCAGACATTAAGTTAACAAAATAGTCTTCTTTGATCTGATTGCTCTGCCTTGACCTTTAGTTGTAACAGCTCCACCTGATTTAAAACCCATATTACCAAAACCAAAGTTTCTTACTCCAGAAACATTAATGGATTTAGGACCTGGTTGCATTTTTTTTCTTACACTAGCTGTAGCTGTTTTTTTACTAGGCATTACAGAACCTTCATGCTCAAAAGGTGTAGTTGATGATTTCTTAGATGCTCCTTTGTAAGCATCATATTCATAATCAAGGTTTTTGTTAGCTGTTACAGCATCTGAATCACCCATCTTAGAAGCTAAGTATGCAGCTGCTATTCCAGCTCCTACTTTAGCAAGTTTAGATTTTTTACCCATGGTATTTCTCCTGTTTAACGTTAAAGGTTTATAATAACTTACAAACGCCTATTTATCAATCGTAGAACTTCTTTTCTTCAGATATATGTGGCTCTTCTTTGTAATCTTCTGGTGTCATAATAAATCCGCCTTGTCTGTACCTAAACAAAGCTTGAGTCATACTATCTACTAAATCATCATGTTCACCATATGGAAAAGCTGCAGCTTGCTCTATGACTTCTTCTGCAAATCTTTCTCCTTTAGGATAATAAACCATACCTGATGCAAACAAAGGTGAAACTGCATTTACCCTTGTAACTTTATCTCTTCCTTTTGCAGGTATAAAATCCATCGCTGGAATACCCATACGTCGGAATTCTTGCAATAATGGTTGCCCTGAAGCTTTTGCTTCAATGATTACAGATTCGGGTTCCCAATATCGATACTGTTCCAATGCTGCTTGTTTCAAATCTGGAAATTCCCATCGTTCCTGTATAGCATCTAATAAAATAATTCTTTGCCCCATACCATCTTGTGGTTCAAAAATTCCCCACGTAGTAATAGCAGAAAAGTCAGCAGTCTCTTTTGTGGAAAATGCAGTATCATAACTTTGTATGACGTGTAGCAAATTTGGGACTCCTTTTTTTGTATCATAGGGTTTCCACCACTCCCTCTTGATAATAGCTCCCTCTTCTGAGGAAGGTTCCTGCATATACTGCGCATTCCAATTTCTTGCTGCAATAGAAGCTTTTGTTTTTTCTAAATCTTCTAGTGTCCAATACTCTGGCCACACTGGATTACCACTAGGCATGATCGCTGGAAATTTTATCACATGCCATTGGTCTGACTTAGGTTCAGATTGATTTGCTATCAGTTTGCCTGTTAGGTCTGCCTGACCCCACCTGGTCATTACCAAAACAATTGAGCCTCCTGGTTGAAGACGTTGACGTGGACCAGAAGTATACCACTCGTAAGCTTTGTCAAAAGCATTCTCTGACATCGTATCTTGTTCGGTATGTGGGTCATCAATAATTAATAAATCAGCACCACGACCTGTAATAGAAGCTCCAACACCAGCAGCATAATATTCACCACCTTGATCAGTTTCCCAACGACCTTTTGCTTTTGAATCTTCTCTAAGTTTGACATCACCAAAAATTTGTTTGTACTCAGGAGTCTCCATTAAGTTTCTAACTTTGGATCCAAAACGAACTGCAAGTTCTGTATTGTGCGATACCTGCATAATTTTTAAATTAGGTTTTTTTCCGATTAACCAAGCAGGGAACAAATAAGATGCAAACTCTGATTTAGTATGCCTAGGGGGCATATTCACAATGAGTCTCTTTTGGGACCCATCTGCAATTTTCTGAAATTGATTACCAATGATCTGGTGGTGTCCCCATTTTAATGGGTCCTTTTCTTTACGACAAATGAAACTAGGCCAAACTTCTTGAACAAACATTAAAAAATTATCCTGGCACAGCTTGATATACTGTAACCATTTTAACTCTACCTGTTCTTTCAATTCATCGGTAGAAAGCTGATCTAAAGTTTTTGAACCTGTTTGCATGTATCCGACCTACTTTTCTTTACATTCTTTTTAGTAACATCGCAAGTAAACAGTGGGGTGCGGGGGTTGGGGGTGGGGTCGGTGACGGTGGGATGGCCTGGACCCCTATCGGTAGGAGGCCAGGCACTTGATAAGTGTATCGTAGTCAGCTGGTTGAGTTAGCTTTGGTGACATCAATGGACATTCAGGATTATGTCTTGCACCATACACTGCATGAGCAATCTCATGGTACACCACATGTCTTAAGTAGTCTGTGCCTTTGTTGATTGCCTTTTCTGTAATCCAAATCTTACAGTTACCAACTTCTGCTAACCCAAGCATGTTCTTACAATTTACAGACTCACCAACTCGTACATCTATTCTTGGTAAGTCTTTGATTGTTTTCTTCACCTCATAAATTAATTCAATAACTCTTCTTCTAAGTTGATACACTTCATCGTTCATCTTGTAGTTATTAAATTCTTCTGTTTTCATTTTTATTTTTTTCATGATTTTTTATCGCACATAATTGTGGCGAAATTAAGGCAGAAAAAAAATATTTTTCTGCCTTAATTCTTAGATGCTATCGAAGTGACTCGACAGGTATTGGTAACTCAAATGAGAATGGTTTGACTATGCTATCGTATGCTTCAACTGAACTTCCAAAGCTATCAAACCTATCAATGAAGTCCCTTGCTCTCTGTGGTAATGAGAGGCGGATCACAGGAAAGACACCGTTTTCAGGTACTATCTCATCATCTATGTAATCATGAGGACGCGTAAGTTTGTCATCGACCTGGATCAACACAGATAAACTTCTTACCTCAACCCTGCAGTTCTTCTTCACAACTCTTCGGATCGCCAAAGCGATCGGACAAGAAAGGCAGTCAGAAGTTGTTCCGTCACTGATATCATCAGCTGTCACTTTTATTTTTTTAACTTTCATTCTTTCCATTTTTTCTCCTTTGTTTGTTTTAAAAATAACAACCTGGCTCAATACTAGTGAATAATGTACCAGGTCCATTGCCCTCCTCATCCTGGGATGCTGTAAGGATTTGACCATCATAAAGATGTAAATGTAAAACCTTGGCATCATCATATTCTTCAGAGAAGAATTTATTCTTCCAGGATAATTTTACAATCTTACGGCCGACCAATTGCTTCATAGCAATTGGTTTCCAATGTTCTTCCCATGGATCTTTATCAACGCTCATAGATGCCTCCCATCTAATTCGCATGTGCAATCCTTACAATAAAAGAATGACATTCCATCATTGAAATAAATGTCCCTGGCATCAATCGTAGACACATCCACTTCCCCTTGTGAGTCGCTAGCACTACGATAACCTTTGGCAACAATCTTCCACTGCCCTTTCTTCGTTTGTTCGTAATGAATCTTAACCCAGCTGTTGCCATCAACATTAGGAAGATATTCCAAATTAGTTGATTGGCATTCTGTACATTTTAACATATTTGCTCCTTTGTTTTAGTTAAATTATTACCAATGAATCTTAACAGTAATTTCACCTGTTCCATCACACTCATCACAAGTATCTTCTGAGTCTGATTTCTCACCTGTTCCCTCACACTCATGACATATGTCATATTCGTAACCGAAAAGGTCTTGAGTTATTTTTGTATCAATTGTCATATTTGCTCCTTTGTTGTTGTTTGAATTTTTATTTCATACAATTGTGTCCAAATTATGGCCCAGGAAAAATATTTCCTAGGACCAGCAGCATCCAAAAGATGGCAGCGAA